TCTACGGTGGTTCCACCAATGAGCGCTTCTACCCTCTCCGCTTTGCTTTCTGTGAGAACTGGCAGACTGCCCTCCCTCTCATCTCTCTCCAGTACCACGATGTTGAGCTTCGCATCACTTGGGGATCTGGTGCCACTGAATACAAGTGGGAGGTCTACGCCAATTATGCGTACCTCGATACCCAGGAGCGTGAGGTCTTCGCTTCGCAGCCCCAGAACATGCTCATCACCCAGGTTCAGAAGGCGGTCGCCTCGAGTTCTAAGATCCAGGAACTCAACTTCAACCACCCTATCAAGTATCTTGCGGCGGCGAACACGACTGCTGTGAACATCGTAACGGATACCAACAAGCTCAAGCTTCAGATCAACGGCACTGATGTCGCCGACTACAAATTCGGCAACCCCAACTTCACATCGGTTCCCCTTTATTACCACACTTCCCATGGTAACTCCACCCCAGGTGCCAAGCTCTTCACTTATCCCTTCTGCCTCGACACTGGTAAGCTTCAGCCCACTGGTAATCTCAACTTCTCCCGTCTTGATTCGGCTCGTATCATCAGCGACACAGCTGTGAACACCGATGACGTTTACGCCGTCAACTACAACGTTCTCCGCATTGAGAATGGTATGGGCGGTCTTTTATATTCTAACTAAATAATAACTATGATTTGGAAGATTGTTTTCCTCCTCGCCATCGTTTTTGTATTGACGTACGATCCTAAGTCCAGGACACTCGAAAAGTTTGTCGGTCAGCCTACACCACCGACAGATAAATCTTGTGAAAATGCGCATTACGAAGCCGTCCAATTCGCTCAGTCACCCTACGAGTGTCCCTCTCCAGGGAAGACTATGATGGGTGCAATTGCTTAAAAAGAAAACACATCTTAAAAGTATATGATCCCCGTCAACCGTGACACCCTCATGATGATCGCCACCATTGTGTGTGCAGCTGGTATCATTTTCCTATTCAAGGAACTCAATAAGACCAAGGAGGAGATGAACTCGTTCAAAGATTTTTCGGTTCAGGTCGTGAAGCAGCTGAGTGCACCCACACCCGAACCTGTGAAAAAGGAGGAGCCAAAGGAGGAAAAATTGGAGGAATAAACATATCACCTTATTATAACTTGCGAATGCGCAATGAAAAAGTACAAAGCGATAGCTGTACCGGTTAGCTTTGCCGATGGGAAACCACGATTTCTCACGGTGAGGGACTATCGGTTCAAAGATTGGATATTTGTTACGGGTGGATGTAGGCGAAGAGAAATATTTAATCCCCTCCGATGTGCCCTCAGGGAACTCGAGGAAGAGACTCGAGGTGTGGTTTCCCTAAAAAACGGTGAATATACCGAATTTAAGTTTACTGTCAAGGAAAGTCCAACTATTGATCTCGAATATAACGTCTTTATATTCTTCGTAGACTATTCGAGAACAGAACAACAAAGTCAAATAAAGAAATTTTATGAAGAAAAACACAAGACTAATTTGAAAAAAATTATGAAACAACCCATCAGGAAGACATACGATGAAAATGATTTCATGAGCTACGATACACTCGATGAATTTAACTCTAGAAAGCGTTGGAAACTCATCATAGACAACGTGATCAAGAATCCACAATTTTATGCGTGTATAAGTTCTTTGAATAGAAAAACATTTTCTATAAAATAATGAAGTCCAAGGCTTACATTTTACGACAGGTTGCAGAACTCCTTGAAAAAAATAGAGGTTTTTGCGAAGAGGAGATAGCTGAATGGATGAAGGAAAATGAGACGAAAACGGTATATGAACTCTTGACTATAAAGAAAGAACTTTCCCAGGGTAAAGAATTTCGAGATGTATCGTGTATGAGGTGGTTTAGAGAGTAGAAACAATAAGTAAGTATGTTTAAGAGTTGGTGTGCAGCTCGTAATTTCAATCATGCAACCAATCTATCACATGTGCTCATGGACGGTGGTGTCCTTTCCGTGCCATTTGATAAATTGAATGACTTTCATGAAAAGTATATCGAATCTGTAAAGGGTGGGGAGCGACTATACGTTGTCGAACAGAAAAGTGAAAAGTATAACTTCTTTGTCGACATTGATTATAAAGACAAGGAATCCCTCACTCTCGATGAAATCAAAGACATTTGTAAAATCATCTGTGATAAAGTCAAGCGTCATGGTGGTAAAGATTGTCTCATCTCAGTAGCACCACCCAAACCGTGTGGAGAACTCACGAAAACTGGTGTTCATATGAATTGGCCAGGGTTCGTGGTGGATCAAGAATCTGCGATCGCACTCCGAGAACATATTCTCATCGCATTATCGAAGGCCAAAGGAAGAACAACGGATTGGAACGAAATTATTGACACTGCTGTATATGGAAATGCCAGTCGAAAAACCAAAGGGAGTGGTTTTAGAATGCCATGGTCCCACAAAAAGGCAAAACATGGAGCGTGTGACGGTCGAGGATGCTCGGGTTGTGAGAGGGGTAAAATTGATCAGCTTCCATATCTCCCCATTTATGTATATCGTCATGGACCCCTGAGTTCTATCATGCGCATCGGTCAAGATCCATCATTGGATATTTTGAAAATGGCTGTGGTACGCACGAATGAACCCCAAACCATACACGTCGTACCACCGTCTACAGTTCTAAAGGAGGGAACTTTTACCGCTACACAGACAAAGGATGAAGTTCGTGACGATGATCTCAAGGATATGATTGAAGAATTTATACGCAAAAATATGGAGGGGCAGGGGCAAGCGTATGTTCCGAAGATGTTCAAGAAAAAAGATACATACCTCGTATCGACAACTTCAAAATATTGTGAAAATCTTAAACGGGAACATGGTTCTAATCATGTTTGGTTCATCATCAGTGGAAAGACAATCATTCAAAAATGTTTTTGTCTTTGTGAAACGTTGAGAGGTCGAAGAGATGGTTTCTGTAAAGACTTTTGTGGAAGAAGACACCAACTTCCAACTGCTATAGTAGACCGATTGTATCCCCAAAAAGATGACATCAGAAAGTGTCCAGAAATTAAAAAGAGGGTGGAAAAACCTCGAGTGAACTACGCAGATGCCAAACTACCACTCGAAACATTCATAAAAAAGAATATGCGTGGACCAGATGATTTACGCATCGTGACTATCAGTAAAGAGAAGACGAATATCGTTGCATTGACAAATTCTAATTACTGTGAGACAATCAAGGGTATGCATGAAGAAGCAGTAATGTCATATGTTATCAAAGGGAAGGAAATCAGACAAAGGTGTCCTCGTTGTAAAAACAATACAGGAAGAGCTCATTGTTTAGGCTTGGACATTATAAAGGTACTTAAACAGTAATGTCTCAAAATAGGTAAATGATCACACGGTCTGGACGCAAGATAAAGAAACCTGAACTTTTTCAGCCCACTGAACAGGAGCTGAATGATGATTATTCCCCAGATGAGCATGATACAGACTTCGATTCGGAACTGGACACAGAAGATGAATGTTATTCAGATGAGAGCGACGAAGATGATGACAGTGATGCCGACGAACATGGAAATCTGAAGGGTTTCATCGTCGATGATGAGAGTGAAAGTGAGGAAGAAGATGCTTAAAAAAAACAAAAACTATATTAGAAAATGGAAACAGATATTGGAAACCCCATTGAATATAACCCCAACATGGATCCTTTAAATAACGATAAGAATGAAGAGCCTGTACAGGAGGAACCACCTTATTATATGGATTATCCTATGCAGCCTCCAATGCCCCCACCCACACCTCGTAACGATAAGTTTGATTTATTCGAAAAAGTTGATAAATCCACTTGGATTATCGCATTTGCAGTGTTCCTTCTAGGCTTTTTTATGGGGAAAACCATGCAGCCAGTGATCCTCAGGTACACTTGAGTATGGAACAAATGTCCCAATATCTCCATAAATGGGAGCAATTTTACCCGTGTTATCCATCTTCATCAATTGAGTTGGATACATCGGAATGATAAACGCATCGTCAGTATCTTCAATAAAACCAGCAGTTGTACTAGCTTCAGGTTCCATTTTGTTTTGTAATTCAAACGTTGGATTAAAAAACAAAATAAAGAAAGTACTAACCAAGATAATCGTGATGATAATCTTGATCATTTTGTTTATTGTATGTTAATATTATTTACGCAGACGAAACTTCGGGCTCTCCCTCCTCCTTTACCTCCTCGAGTTTGCCATCGGTGGAGGCAGCAGCCTCAGCTTCACGCTTCTTCTGGCGCTCCTCGATTTCAGCAGCTACGATAGCATCAGCCTCCTTGACGAGCTCCTCCATGGGAGTATCGGGCTTCTCCTTCTTGAGACGCTCGAGAACCTCGGCTGGGTGAGCGATTGGTGGCTCGTCGGGCTTGGTATAGAACTTCGAGTTCTCATCACCAGGAGTATACTGATTCGCACCAGCAGTCATCGCCGCCTTACGCTCCTGGAACATACGAGCAGCCTGAGCCTGGTTCTCCTTGTATCCAGACATGATTTCCTCAAGCTTCTCGTTGGTGTAATGCACATCCTCAATCTTTGTGGGATCTGGGGGAATCAACAGCCACTTGTACATGTCAACAACATAGATGTCGAAAGTGGGATCTTCCTTCTGAAGACGCTTGGCGTGGTTAGCCGCCTCATCTCGAGTCGAAAAGGCACCACGAATCTTGATGCCGAACTTATCATTCTTCTGAGGCGCCTCGGGGCCAATAATCGAAAGACAAGCGAAAATCTGTCCAGGTACGGTGGTGTAATCGGTTTCAAGAGACATTATATGTACATGAGTACGCAAAACTTTAAGCTAATACAGAAACCTAAGTCTTTTAAAGGAAAATGAATAATAAGAACTATGGAAGAGATTCGAAAGAATCATAATGACGCAAAGAGAGTGTTGATTCAAAGTGTAGCACATAAAGGACAACACATTCTTGATGTCGGATGTGGGTTCGGTGGTGATCTTCAGAAATGGCACAAGTGTGGAGTGAATATTAATATGTGTGATCCAGAGCCAAGTGCCCTCGAAGAGGCTCGATCACGAGCGAAAAATATGCACATGAGGGTGAATTTCTATGAAGGCGATATCCATAACTGTCCACACAGAAAATTTGATATTATTTGTTTCAATTTTTCACTTCATTATATTTTTGCATCAAAAACATTGTTCATGAACTCTCTCAGAGAAATTAAAAAGCGCATGAAACCTGGTGGACATTTGATCGGTATCATACCCGACTCGGAAAAAATTATATTCAAAACACCATTTGCCGATGAGATGGGAAACTTTTTCAAAATGAAAGAATACGGTAATGGTGGATTTGGTGAAAAACTATTCGTGCAATTGACGGATACACCATATTACGCAGATGGACCAAAGGCAGAACCAGTTGCGTATAAAGATCAGCTCGTGACACATTTAGAAGATATGGGGTTTGTGTTACAACTTTGGGAGGGTTTGAGAGGGAACCCAATCTCAGAATTGTATAGTAAATTTATCTTTGTCTATAACAGATGATAGCATTCCTTTTACTCCTCATCATAAATGTATGGATACTTAGTCAGACTCGGGAACCACAAAAATTGATTGAAGTCAAGGAAAAATATCGTATCCTCAGGGAACACCTGGACGAGACGAACAATCAAAAGTTTCACATGCTCGTACAGTGCATTCCCATCACTGGGGTTTTACGAATGAACGGTGCAGTTGGTTACAACACCAATAAGGGAGGAGATATTGCCGTGTGTCTAGACGGTGAGACCAATGAAATTTTCCATGTACTCATACATGAATTGGCTCATTGTACGGTCAAGGAATACGATCATTCCGAACAATTTTGGAACAACTACATAGAACTTCGGGATATTTGTGTGGAAATAGGTATTTATGATAAGATTCCCAACAAGACGGAATTTTGTGGAGAACATGTTCAGGATAAATAATCTATGTAAATATCAAATGAAGACACCTGTGAGTGTTCTACTCATAGCGATAGCGTACTGGATAGCCATTTATGCTATGTCCATGGTACCAAATCTTTCCAATAACTACATCGTGAATATCATTTGGATGACTCTTGTCATTCCAAACATGCTTCGTCTCATCGTTGGAAGCATTCCTCGCCTTGCAGTAGACCGCGTCTTTTTCCTGGCGTCTACGGTGATTGCCTTCGTTCTCACGTATTTGTTAAACATGGCATTCAGCGATACCAAAGAAGCCGTAGAGGACCCCGCTGCTTCCAATAGCAAGAAACTTAAATTGAGTGCCTTGCTCGTGGGGACATTCACAGCGGGTGCCCTAATTACATATTATGCGGGTATCGATACATCTATCTATAGCAACATGGGTTGGGAAACACCAACCAATCAGGGCTTGACGATGTAATCCTTAGCGATGTAGAAAATAATAGCCGCGACCGCTCCAGTAGCGCCGAGACCAACAACACTCCTACCCCCTTGTTCGTTAAGGAACTTGGGGATAGAGGTCGCAAGACGGTCTTGGACGGGCTTGCTCACGGCAATGGCAGTGCACGCCGCAACGAAAAGAGCGGTGAGTTGCTCATCGGTGAGGTTAAGGGGGTTCTTGTTCTCGGGCTGTTGGGGAGCCTGGGGGGTAGGATAGGCAGCCTGGGGCTGGGGAGCGGTCATCTGGGGCATCATACCCTGCATTTTGGGCTCATCGGTCATCATGGGAGGTTCCATCATAATATCATTAATGGGAGTAGAATCCATCGTCGTCTCTTTACTTTGACTCATATTTTTTTCAGGTACAAAAGACGTGGACGGATTTTGATCCAAAGGAACCATTCCCTCACCATCATCAGATAAATTCATGGTATTCACTTGATCTGAAGCCATTTAATATATCCCCATTTTTTTGGTTCATCTAAACAGACGCATATTACTTTGTCTTTGTGATCTTGAGGTTCGTTTTCTTCGTCGCCTTCTTAGCATCTTCCTCCTTCTGTTGGAAATGTTTAGGATTATACATCTTTTTGTGTAACCTCCATAGATCTGGACTACCGACCCTGAAGTTTTTCCTGATAGTCGCCTTGTACCAAAATACACAATCCTGAATCTTGTTAGACTTGACTGTATTATCTAACACGAGACACTCGTAGTTTTCTGTACAAGCGTCCATCACTTTACAAAACATGTCGAACGAGGGGAAAATTCCAAAGAATGATTTGTACAACTTTTCACGATTCTGAATAATGTTTTCCCTGAGGATAAACACATAATCTACATTGGCACGTAAGGCTGGTGGTAAGTCCATCACGTACTGCATCGTCAACATGAAGAAGATTTTCCAGTGACGACCATTCATGAAACACTGCCTAATACACGTATCTTTGAGGAACTTTGAATCGTACATACAATCATCAAGTAACATGAAAGCCCCACAATTTGTTTTACCATTTCCCACCAGTTTACGCTGCCTAGCCATCACCCTCTCTATAGCGTCTCTATCATAGTCACCATAAATGAAGAGATCAGGAATGAAATCGGAATAAAAATGGTTACCTTCCTCAGTTCCTGAGAGAACAATCCCAGCTGGGAGGTGTTTCTTATGGAACATGATATCCTTCACGAGAGTCGATTTACCCGTATTACGCTTACCGATGAAAACACACACCCTGTCGTCTGATATCGTCTCGGGTTTGAATTTCCTCAACTGAAGATTCATTCTAATGTAGTGTCTCGTTTTATTTACCAAAATTTTACTCATATAAAGTAGGAATGGCTGGCCGTCTGAGACTTGCCGCCACAGGAATCCAAGATGAATGGCTCACAGGTGAACCACAATTTTCATACTTTCTGATGAATTTCAAAAGACATACAAAGTTTGCCTTCGACTTTGTGGAGAGTCAGTTTGATGGAAACATTGATTTTGGTCAAACGGTCACGTGTAGAATTCCTGGTGACAAAGGTGACCTTTTGAGAAATATGACTCTTAAAGTGACGTTAAGCGATCCAAAACCAGATGATGGTGGTGAAAATGACTTGGTCTGGTCACCATCTGTGATTACTCATCTCATTGAACACGCTGAGCTTCTTATCGGTGGGCAACCAATTGAAAAAATCACAGGCGAATACATTTACATGTACCAACAACTTAACAGTACGAATGACGACATCGAACAGACACTCTATTTCCTCACTGGACATGGAAACTATTTAAGTTACGCAAATGAATACACATATTTTCTCGATCTTCCATTTTATTTTTACAGAAATCCTTCCCTGGCTATACCCACTTGTGCGTTAACGAAACAGATAGTCGAGATTCGTATCAAAACAAGACCCCTTGATGAAATGGTTAGAAATATAGGTGCAGCCGATGCGGAGGGTATTAGTGACGTAACAGCTTCAATCAATAAATTCTCGTTGGACACAGAATTTGTCTATGTTACACCCGAGGAGCGAGGATATATCATGTCCAGACCATTAGACTATATTATCACACAGGTACAACTAGCCAAATTTATAATGAAACCTGGTGAAAACAAAAAGTCTGTAATGCTCAACTTTCAACATCCAGTGAAAGAACTTTTATTCGTTTCCCAATCTAAACAAGCATCTTCCGACAATCTACCAAATTACTACAATGAGATAGTAAATACTGAACTCCGTTTCAACAATGAGGTTGTTTTCAATCGTGATGGCTTATTTCTATCATATGAACAAGCTCTCAAACATCATGTAAATGCTCCTTCAGCACTCGATCGTACACCCGAACAAATCAATGGTTCGAGACGTCGTTTGGGACCTTCGAAGTTTGGTATATATTCATTCTCACTCAAACCCGATATGCCTTATCCAACAGGTCAGGTGAATATGAGCCGCATTTCTCATAAACTTTTTACGATTGAGATAGATCCTATAGATGCTGCATTTGAAAATGACACACGAGTGTATGCAATCAATTACAATTTATTGCGCATCGAGAGTGGTTTAGCTGGATTAAAATTTTAGATAGATATAGTAGTAATGGCTGGACAAGTTCAACTCTTGGCTTCTGGACCCCAAGAGAGGTTCTTCACCATAGATCCAGACTACAGTTATTTTGTGGACAGTTTCAGAAAACATTCAAATTTTTCCACGGAATTTGTAGACATAGACCCTGAAAATAATGATGCCGATTTTGGAAAAAGTGTCCGTTTCAAAATTCCACAAAACCAAGGTGATCTTCTTAAGACCTTGAGTGTGAAGATGACACTCCCGAAGTTAGGATCGAGTAGAGTTTACATAGAATCTGTAGCTCATGCTCTCATAGAACATGTAGACTTACTCATCGGTGGTGAAATTGTTCAGAGACTCACGAGTGACTATCTTCAGATTTACTCCGAACACAATGTCACTCAAACCAAGCAAAAAGCTCTCGAACAACTTATAGGTAAATATCCTCTTCGAACATCAGACAGGAGAGTTGGTGAAGTTATAACGGGTGGTATTGAGGGTAACTCGGGTATAGTTATTCATGATACTTTAGGTTTAACAACCGATGAGAGTTTCTTTGTCGATCTCCCATTCTATTTTTATCGACACCCACAACTCGCATTACCACTGTGTGCTATAAATAAACAAGAGATTGAAATTGAATTTAAATTGAGGGATGTACAGGATGTAGTAATTAACGGTGATGGTTCGTACATAACTTTGAATGAAACGTTCAATCTGAAAAAATTTCAACTCTGCACAGAAGTAGTGTTTTTAGACTGCACGGAGCGTATTAAAATTGAGAATACACCCGTCGAGTATTTAATTACACAAAACCAAGAAGACGTTTTTGATGTGGGTGTGGGTGTCGACGAAGGAAAGTTCAATCTAGATTTTACAAATCCTGTGAAAGAGTTGTACTTTGTTATTCAGAGGCAGGGGAGTAATGTGAATGCAGCTGATAAAACGCTTCAGGGAAACTTTGTAACTATTTTTGATTATGACAACACTTCGAATGTTCAGGATGGTAAGTTTATTCTTTACGAAAATCTCGATTACTTGACACTCACTCTCGATGATCAGGATATCATCACACAGGATACGGGGAATGTTATATTTCTTAAAGCTGTCCAGGGTGCTATTCATCATTCGAAGACCCAACTCATCAGACGCTTCTATTCATATAGTTTTGCATTACAACCAGAAGAGTGGTATCCAACTGGGCACGTAAACTTTAGTCTCATAAAAGAACAGATTCTCAACCTAAGTCTTACCGCATGCCCAGATTTTAGTAGACAGATTCGAGTATACGCCATAAATTACAATATTCTCCGTGTGAGCGAGGGAACTGCCCGAACTCTTTTTGGTACTAAACACTAAACATGAACATGCAAACAGGTTTTGGCGACGATGGCTCTGCTATGGCGGAGCAATATACGAAGACTATGATTGGAATTTTGATGCCCGTGATGGAGAGGAGTATGATTTTAGCAGCCGAATATTCCAAGGCATGTGGAAGAGATACAGTTCTTCCAGAAGACATGGAGTATGCGATGAAGTATTCTGCGATGTATACTGTAGGTCAAAATATTGGAAGTTTGTTCCCTGAAATTTATGACGAAGAACAAGATGATGATGATGACGACATTGAAGAAGTTTCACCAGAAGATTGCCCCCCATTCGAGAGGTATTCAGGAAACGACGAACGTTTCATCCTCATAAACCATGCATATGACAACTGGGAAAATTGGACACCACAAAATCCGACAGAACAGATGTTAAAAAATGCTATTAATAGTAATGAGCACCTCTGAGCCTGAGGGATGGTCGTTCTCAAACACCAAGTTCAAGGTGTATGATTCTGGAACAAGCTCTAGTGAAGATTCATCCGATGATGAACAGATATTTTCTAAAATAAAAACGATAAAAAAGAAGAAGTTTAAAAAAATAGTCCACAAGGAGGAATTGTTACCAGAATAATTTTCTCAGGATATTATAAAAATGTCCGCCGTCACCACCGCCCTTAAGACTGTTGATCTCGTCACCCAGGAGCTCCAGACTCAGACTCTCAACTCCATCGTTGGTGGTTTCTCTTTCGCCGCCGCCATGTCGTGGATGGATTTCATTCGCTGGTCCATCACCCAGCTTGTCCGTGTTCCCAAGAACGGTGGTACCCAGTATGCGCTCACCGCCGTCCTCACCACCCTTCTTTCCATCATCGTCTTCATGGTTATCTCCCGCATCAACGGCCGTGTGAAGAAGCCTGCGCAGCCCGTCTATGCGATCACTCGCTAAGCTTTCTCGGGTATTTTGGGGATTTACCCTTCATGAAAAACATGAGAAGTAATCCAACTGCAACTATCAGTGCAATATAGATGTACTCCCTTTTCCATCTATAAACATTCTTCACTTCAGGAATGCTTATAGGTTCTTCTTCCCTTTTCTCAACTATGTCTTCAATAGGAACTTTTGGAAGTCCCTCGAGTTTATCCGTAGACCCCGTAATTTCAAATTTTAGAATGTGATCTTGATTCATGAAATCATACGGAATGAGGCGTCCATTACTCATGTAGAAAAATTCAATCTTTATATCTCGAATATATTTTTGGGGTCCAGAATGAAAGTGGTGTGTGAGTATATCATCGGTGCCGTTAAAATTTATAAAATCTGAGCCATCGAGAAGTATGTGCCCAGTATAAAAAGGTGTTGATGTGTACACACTCTGTGCGAAATCATCTGAACCAGAAGTCAATTTTAATATAAGTGAATTTGGACCAACTAAATTTATGGCACCAGATACAAGTACGTTACTCTCAGACGTGTAGTCAGCTGAGGAAAACCCTAACAGTTGATAAGGTGTCGTCACGGAAGAGGATTCTTCAAGATATCCATTCGTTCCAGTGTGAAATTCAAAAGTAAAATTATTATCACCAATTATTGTATTCGAAAAGGTGAATCGTTTAGTATCCGTGTCAAAATTTACTGTGTCGACATTTGTGAGTGGTGGCGCAAGTTCATTTTCTAGATGTGTCGCTAAATCACCACCAGTTGGGTAATCTGCATTCTCCAATGATATAGTCTGACCATCAACACTAAACGTGTTGTTCGTTGAACATACAGTCAATTGTGGTGTAGGAATGCGAGCAGAAACTAATTTAATCTCCGAAACATCATAAATTGGATTTTCTAGAGTGATTGTGTAATTATTCGCATGTAGATACACATTCGCATCACGCTGACTACTATCAATCGAGAGGTTGTACACCTTCATTAAAATATAGGCACAATATTTTAATGAATGTTTTTGTCTAATATTTGAAATACTTATTGATAAAGACCCTGAGCGAGTGGGTTGTTCTGGAGCTGACGCTTAGCGATGTCGAGGTCACATGTGTTGGGGTTCGCATTACCCTTGTACGCATTAAATTGGTGGTATGCCTTCTGTTTGTACTGTTGAGTCCAACCACCGTTGGCGGCATTCACACGTCCATCAATACGAGTAGTATCGGATCGAACCGAAGTGAGACGACCACCTTGTTTGAGGGCGCTCTCACGAACATTCATACGACCAGCATTACCCATGCGGTTAGGTTTACTGCGGCGATCTTCGGGACGGAATCCATACTTCATGAGTTCGTCGTTGGTCTTAGCGGCAACCTTAGAGGCAGCACTATTCTCGTATGCACCACGGAAATTGGAAATACCTGGAGCGGGCTGATTGTAGTAATTGTACTGCGCATCATTACGGTCACTCTTGAATCGTGTAGGATCCTGGGACATCGTCTGAGCAGAAACGAAACGCTTAGCACCATTGAAACCTAGGCCATCAGTTCGAAGACCAGTCTCGGAGCGGTTTGTTGTGCGCTTAGTTCTTTCATGCTCGTTCCTGGGAACGACACCAGACATACCTTGAGCGCGACCCTGTACAGTAGGGCGTCGGGAAGGGAGGAAGGCGGTTGTATCGGGTTTGTTGTGGGTGAGTTCACCGACGACGGCGGAGCGACCACCAGTGACATCAGCGGCTGGACCAGAACGGCCAGGTAGAGTGGTAAGCCTGTATTCACCAACATTCACAGGGTTGATCCTGAACATCTGTTGATATCCACCAACGGCTGGGGTATCGGCACCAACACCTAAACCTGGACCAACGAGTTGTTTCTCGACTGGGGATAAATTATTCATGCGACCCTGATCATACATGCGGTTACGCATATTGAGAATTTCTTGGCCACCACTCCGCTGCTGCACTGCGATGTCAGCGAAACTCTCCATTTCCCTCTTTTGGGGTACATCGATAACGGGTTCGAAATCGTTATTTAATACTTCGACAGGAGCTTTGACTACCGGTTTTTCAACCTCCTTCGTAGGGGGTGGAACAGACTTAGTACTCAAAGTTCGACCAGCATATACTAAACCGGCCACAGCCATGAGCGAAATGGGATCAGCCATTCTTACTTCTTACCCACATTTTTATTAGCGTACCTTTGCTGAAAAAGACCGTTCTGAACCTCGGCTCGTGTGCTCGCAGGTTCATACTGTATGGTACGGAGAGGAACCTTACATTCCATGTTTGAAAGTGGGAAGAGATTACGCTCATAGGTTTGGACGATGTTCTTATTAAAACGGGAAGTGGTTTGGGGGCGAAGTTGATCGCTCGTATCTATGTATTGGGCTGGGGAACCCTTACCCGCCATGTAAGGGGCCGTACCATAAAGCATCGTGTTAGGACGGCATCCACCACAGTTGAGAGTACTGGGCTGGGGATACACGAAAACTTCATCAGTCGCCTTGACTGGGGGAATAGCACCCTTATTTTGAACGCGGGAAAGGCCAGGCTGAAGCTGATACGCCATTTATTATTACATGAGAATATTAATCTAACTGTATGTTCCACCGCCACCTCGCACACTTCCTCCACCTCGGGGACCCCTGATGTCTCCATCGCCACCTAGTCCCGCAAATGCTTCGAGCTGAACGCCACGAGCATTTGGATTACAGTACCTCGTATCACTCTTGCACATTGGACCATTCTTGGGTCCGTAGAGCCACTCAGCGAACGCCGTCTGATCTCCTGGGATTTTAGTCACTGGGTTGGAGACAAATTGGCGCTCAACCCCATTCCTCATATATTTAGGAAGAGGGGAACGCGAACGACCACCATCCATAGGAATCCTATCGCTCGTATAACTGTTCACAAATGGTTTTACACTGGGGTAATAGCACGCCTCTAAACGATTTGGGGCATCAGTGAAATCAGTCATGAGTACGTTACCCATGGGATTATCCTCTGTTGGCATCTGACACGAGTTTTCACCTTGTATCGTGTAACCAGCTGTAGTCGTCACCATATTGGACTTATAAAGAACAAAAATGACAGAAAGGACAGTGGCACCCAATACGAAAATACGAGGATCACGGCGAATGAGATAAATAAGACAACACGCATAAATGATAAAACGAGAGGCGGCGTTGATACGATCCTCTGGAGTCTGTTCGTTTGTTGGCCAGAACTGAGAAACTCGATCGGCCCTGATGAGTTGCTGGGGATCGTCAAACCAGACCTTCATTTAGTATAGGTTGAGGTTTATTTTTTGGGCAAGCTACCAAGCATGTTACCCATCATCTTCATGAGCGCATCCTGATTGATTTCGCCATCGCCATCTTGCATCTTGTCAGCACATTCCTTGGCGATACCTTCGATCATCTTTAGAGTGTCATCGGGGATCGATGTAATCGTGGTACCGAGCATGTACAAAGTCTGAAGATATTGCCAGGTCGCAGATCGGGTGTTAGCCGACATTCGCTCCCAATACGACTTGATGTTGAGATCCTTGAGAAACTCAATCGTCTCAATCTCCTTGAGCAAAAACGTTTCATCCTTCGCAGAAATCTTTTCAGCGTATGGGGTAACACCCTTCATATAAGCATCTACGACGAGGCGTGGATTGCTGGACTTCAATACATCGAAGGAAGTCATCATCTTCTTAATGCCTTTTTCCTCTGGAAAAGTCTTGTGCAATTCCACAAGAAATTGACCCATCATGTCGTTAAACGCAGTAACGGACGCCATTTTCTTATTCTAATTGTGTAATCTTTAAGTTTAAAAAGGCTCGTTAGAAATAGCTTCTTTTTGGCCAATACCACCAGACACGATGAAAAACACGAGAATCGCATTGAGAACGGCGGGTTTAGTGTATTTGTTGAGTTCAAGTTTACCCTCGTTGTTGAGGTGCGCCTTCAAATGAATGTAGGCCGCAGTGATACCCCCAGCGATGAGAGCAGCACTCATCGGGTCACGTAAATAATCGGAGAGTTCCATTTAATAATACCTGGGATTTTTTGTACGCTGCTCTGGTGCATCACCAAATAAGACGTCATCGTCGGGTTGCGCCTGAGGCTGGGCCTGAGCTTGGGCCTGAGGCTGTGGTTCCATCTCGGGTTCTGGTTCCATCTCTGGAGCCTGCACACCTGGGACGGTCTTAAATTCATTCTCTAGACCAGTGGGTTCTGGTTCGGGTCCGGACATGTGGTCGGGTTCAGGCTGTGGTTCCATCTCGGGCTCGGCCTCGGGCTCGGGCTCGGGAAAGGGATCAGGTTCGGCACCACCGTCAAAAACGTCTGGATCGACACCATCCTGGATCTCGCCATCTAGAGAAATATCCCGAGTCTCTTGAGCCATATAGGTTTGAAGAATTTGTTGAACTGGGATGAGTTCTTTGACAGTGCTTTCAATCGCAATGGTGAAACGTGCGGTAAGTTTCTCATCCCTCAAATACTCACTCTGTTCCTCACTGAAAATATAAGGATCTTTGTAGAGGTCTTTCGCAATATTGTTGTAGCACGTCTGAATGAAAACTTCCTCGGTGGGAAGCTTTAGAGAAATCTTCTTGTTATCCGCCTTGAGACGAACCGCAGAGAGAATCTTCGTGCACGCAACAAAAACGGCTGCCAGAAGATCACTAAACCAAGCGCAACGATTGGTGATGTTATCACTATGGTTCTTGGACATTGCGTTTGACCAGTTAGGAACCTCCTTGAGAAGCTGCTGATACATCATAAGAACCTTGCGACCCTTGGATAATTTCACAGCTTCGTTGTACATATCTTGAAACACTTCAATCATAGGTGGGCACATGATGAGACACATCTGCCCCATGTACTCCTTTTTCGCTTCAACGAGAATATTGAGGTTATCCATTTATGATTAAAGTGGGTTTTAAATTGAGATTTTACTACGCACCTCTCCTGTACTGATTAGCCATCTTCTTAAGGTTCATGAGATTTGGAAAATCTCCATCCTCTTCTTCACGCTCTTTCTTTTCCTTCTTCTTTTTGGGGACAAACCAAGAGACGTAAATATCATAGTCACTCACTCGTTTTACAGTAAATCCACCTAATATGAATTGTCGAGCTATATATTTCGCCGCAGCATTCCTGTCGAACACTGGATATCCTAAAAGAAAGGATGGAACTGTCAGGAAAATCTGTTTATGACCATACTCTACAGACTGTTTAATTTTACTCGAAAATTGTTCATAAATTTTCGTGTAAATTTCCTTTCGCATCTGTTTCCTCTTGTCATCAATCTTCGTTACATCATCGATGCTGATCATTACAATTACTGTAATTTATTTTTTACCGAATCCAACTCAGCCTTGGTGGGATAGGCGACTTCTTTAACGAGTTTGTAGTCGATAAACTCTTTACCTGGAGAACCTTCAGCGAAGGCGGAGACGTCACTGGGTACATCCACACCAAGAGGCTGGGATCGAAGCGACACGAGGCGAACCTTTCCATTTTCAACCTCGTACGAAGCGACAACCGAAAAACCAAAGGAGAAACCATCCTTCTTAACGGCCATAAACATACACTCATAAATGTCATTCTCTTCACCTTTATAGTGACGAATGGCAGTCGTTTCTATGATATACGTACAAAGACCAGTACGCCTGGATATTTCTTTATTGGCTTGGAGTACAAACTCTTCGATGTTATCGTTGTCGACACTGGCTTCAACTTCAGTGTATTTAGAAAGATCTGGTCTGGGATCGGTTAACTTCACCACACCAACAGGCTTCGTGTACCCTGAGAAACCAAACGCCTCAGTGAAAGATTCACGAGAAGTCGTGAGAAAAATCACCACGATGAGAAGGATGATCACAATCAAGTAATTCATATTTACTATAATGCGTTAATTTTTTTTTACTAAATACCATATACATAATAGATGTCGCTCCTGATCTACAGTCCGAGATGCAAGCACTCTATGGATGTTATCGAGTATGTGAACAAAGTTCCCCAGCTGAAGCAACTCGTTCATTATCATAACATCAATACACAGGGCATACCACCAAACTACAGAAATAAGATTACTCGTGTTCCCACCATGCTCACGAAGAATGGTAAAATTCTCGTTGGAAACGAGATCAAGAATTGGCTCGATTCCCTCTTACCGAAAA